ATGAAACTATGGAATTTAAAGACAACGAAGGTACTAAGAAGCAGAAAAGAACTTATGGCCCTATGGGGTTAAGTGAGATAAGACTTAGAGCCTTAATTAAAGAAAATGAACAAACCTTAGTAACTATGGGTCAGGTATGTGCAGCACTCGTAGACTTTTACGAATTTTTAAAAACTCAAGGTTATACAGATGAAGACTGTTATCTAGCAGCAAAAAGATTATGTATGCTCAATCTTGGACGTTATATGGAAGAGGATACTGACTACGATGAGTACATCGTTAATAACCACTACGACTAAAGATCAAGCACCTTTCTTAGCCAATTCTTGAATGTAGGTTGTTTTACAGGATTTTCTAAGCAAGCAATCCTGGCTTTACATCGTGCAATTTCTTTTAAACAATTACCAATAAATTGTGCTTGATGAAAATAACTTCTTTCTACTGCTTCACAGTGTTTTACTAACTGTTCTTTAGTGGCTCCTTCTGTAAACCATAAAATTTTCTTTTCTAACTCTAATTCTTGTTCTACTGTTGGAGGTTCCATTAGTTGATCTAATAGAACAAACTGCTCATCCAAGTTCTCCATCTAATTCTTTCCTTTTAGCTGCTAACCCAGTGTATAAGCCATGCATAGGATTGTCAGGTAGGTGACGACCATCAAGAACGTATAAACGCTCCATATCCATCACTCTTTGGCGATCTTCTTCTAACCAATCTCTCTTGTAAAAGCTCATTGCAATGTAGTAGTTGAATTAGGGTATAACCTTGACTGAAGGAAATTTACAGCCTCGTCATCAAGTGTATTTGTAGTTTGTTTTGCTGCTGATTTCAATAGATCAAGTAACAGTTTTTTACCTGTTTCGCTACGCAAAAAAGCATAAAGAAGAGGAAGGAAAGGCTTGAATAGTTTTCTCATAAATAGACTTACTCTTCACAATCCTATATAAAACCGCTAGATTTGGCTTGGATCCCCATCCAGCAAAGCCTCCTTCTCTTCATAAGGGGGCTTTGTGTTTTAAGCCGATACTTAACATAACAGGATTATGGAGCAAAAAACCATTGTATGTTTTTGTTCACACTGCCTTGAAAAGAGAAGACAAATTGAGAGAGCTTACCTATTGAACAACAAAAAAGAACTGGCTAAAGTTAGATAGCAATTTATTAGGAGGCTGCAAGCTTAAGTATCAAACATCAACATTAGATATAGACATCACCCCCTAGCTTGGACGGTAGGGGGTTTTGTTTTTCCCAGTGTTTTACTAATATCTTTAACTCTTTAATTCTGGCCTTGGCTCTAGCTATCTGTTCCTCCATCCGTTTGGATCCCTCTTTTTAACCTCTAATCTAGCTATATCCTTTTCAATAGCATTTAAACGATGAAATATTTCACGAAAATTACCTTGATTACGATTGGAACGGTTTGAAGCAACCATTAACGCTCCAGAAATAGCTGCCCCTATCAAGGCTGCGAGTAGTTCTTGAGGCATTTTTATCCTTTTGGAGTAATCTTAGACTATTGTTTCTATTTTTCTATGCCTGAACCCAAGCCAGAAAAGAAAAATTTAATCGAAAAACTTAAAGATAAAGTTCCTGATCGTGATGAACAATTTGAATACATCTCAGTTGCAGTCAGGCTTTTGGTAGTTTTTTGGAGTGGTGCGCTCGTCACTTTAAACTACATGCCTAAGATCCCTGGCCTAACAAGTGGAGAAAAGCAGGATATTACATTTCCAGCTTCGCTCCTGGCCTCAAGTTTGGCAAGTTTCGGATTGGAGAAGAGTGCTAAGAAAAAAGGTGATGGCACGTTTGAAGTTCCTCCAGCAGACAAGCCGATGACTAAAAAAGAAATGCAAACAATTATGGCTGAAGGTGGTGGAAACTATCAAACAATTCGAGTCCTAACTCCTATTGAAATAAAAGGAGCAGAAGTTGTAAAAACAGATCCTATTACTGGTAAAGAGATCGGCCCTGATGGGAGGTTGACGTGATGGGAGAAGATCTTTCTATCGATGCGAGGCAGGAAACTCGTATTGTCTGTACAGAGATGAAGCTCAAAAGAGCAGAAGAAAAAATAGGAGATTTAGAAGACAGAGTAAGATTATTAGAGAAAAGAGTATTCCAAGCTGCCGCAGTTGTTAGTGCTGCTTTGGCATTATTAGGATTACTAGCCCAAATTAGTAAGGCTTACTTATGAAAAAGCTATTCTTACTACTCCTTTTAGCGTCTCCTGTTAAGGCAGATATGACGCATAACATCACAACTTCAACTCAGTTGACAGTTAATGGAGCTTATACGGACTCAAATCGTATAGGTAGTACTTATGCAGTCTCAGGTTCCAATATCAAAGTTGCGACTGATGCTCACTTCGGCAAGCTAACTGCTGGTACTGCTACAACAGCAGCAACACTTGATGTTGGAGCGTATGACGTAAATACTGTTGGAGCTGCTTTCAGTTTTTCTGAAAGTTGGACTCAAGGGGATGCAACAAATCCAATAGGAACAGGGGTTGATGTAACTTCAGGTGTGGTGGCTGATATGCCAGCTTACGGTGAAGTTTTAACAATGTCTGGTGGGGTTGCAGGAACTCTTGCTGGAACAATTACTTCGGCTGGGGTTGTAACTTTAACGGCTGGAGGCGCAAACACGAGTGCTGTTGGCTCAGTAGTTACAAGTCTGACCGTAAAGTAATGCACGTTCCACTTCTTGTTGCTTTTGTTTCTGTAATTATTGTTTTTACATTTAACTTTTTAATGTGGAAACATTATATGGATATACATAAGTGAAGCGTTATTTACTGCTATTGTTATTATTAAATAGCTGGCAAAAACCAGTCATAGCAGTGCCTGTAGTACCTAACTTCTCTAGCGGCACAATGTCCGCCGTTACACGTACCACACAAAATGTTACTGAAACTATTGTCTCTACTGATTTCAACACTGGGCATACTTATTCGATCAATGGAACGAATATTGCTATTGATGGTGACACCATTGCACCGCCGCCCTCTGAAGTTGTCGAAACGATTAACGGAGTAAGTTATACATGGACAGGAGCAGATTTAACCAACAAACCAAACGTCACGATTGCAAACCCAGGGCAAGCCTTTCAATACGTGGAAAGTTATGTTGGGCCTTCGCTTCAAAATATAACAACAATCAATCGAACAACAGTCTTAGAAAGTGTTACCGAAACAACCTCAGTCTTCTCGCAATAATATTATTTAGCGGCTCAAGTGCGTTAGCTAATACTTCACAAACTGCGGCTCCAGTAGCAAATACATCAGCATCGCTAACTAACATGGCGATCCAGACATTGCAGGGAAATCTTATACAAAACCAATATGGAGGTGGAGTTGTTTGCCAAGGGCCAATGTTGACATTTTCTCCTTTTGTAACTGACTCACATAGCTTTTCTAAACCTAGAGAATACTGGTACGATTCTCCAGTCTATAGCGATGAAGGAGACCTTTTATTTCACCAAAGAACACGCACAGGACAGAAGGATAATTTCTCACTTAATGTTGGTGCTAGTTTAACTTTTTCAATGCCACTTGATAAAAGATTTCAAGAGCGTTGTTTGAAAAATGCAAAGCTACAAGGAGAACATCAACAGCAACTAATTGATAATAAAAAATTAGACTGGCACATCGCCCGTTTGAGAGAATGTGGAAAATTAAAATTAGGCGGAATTGAATTTGCTAAAGATTCTCCTTACTTCCATCTCTGTGAAGATGTTGTTGTTAAACCTAAAATGGGTCAAGTTTTACCACATAGACACGTCATTTCTTCTCCTTTAAAGGTGGCAAACCCCTCTTCTCCCGATAAGAAATAGTTCTTCTTTCTGATAAGTTTGGTCGTTTTACTTTCTTACCTAAAGCCTTCTTTACTCTGTTTACTATCTGTTTGATGATTGGTTTAACTGCCTTCAAAAGCAGTGGGGTACTCAATGCGGCAGTTGTAGCAACAAGAGTAATTGAACCTGTCTTCACCACCTGGGGAACCGTGGGTATCGCATCAATTATCTGTTGTTGAACATCTAATTTTTTATATCTAGTTACACAACGGTTTCCTACCAATTCATACTTAATAATCTGTTTAGCTCCTTCTTCTACTTTTGTCCCAACTTCAGGCGCACCATCGGGAGGGCAATCTTCTGGCTTTGCTTCTGGTACTTCTGGTGCTGGAGGGGTTTCTGGTTGTTCGTATCGTTGAGGTTCTTCATCTTTTATAGGAACAATCTGCAACGGATCGTAATTCATCGGCTCATACGCTGGAACTCCCCCAGGGCATAAGATCATATTGCCTTTTGGATCGTTATCTATAAGTGCATCATTTTCAATACTTCGCCTTGCCTTCACACAAGGCATTTCAATAACTGGGAACCCTATAGGAACATTGATTGGTACGCTTGGAGGATTAACGATAGGTACATTAATCACATAAGTATTAATAGGTGTAACCCCTATGGGATCTACACCAATCTCAGGTATCAAAACTTAGGCAAACCAAATGCTTTCTTTTCTTCGTTCTTTTGTTGTGCAGGACTTAATGCTCCAGTAGGAAGAGCAGGGCCAGATAATCCAGGTAATTTGATAGCACCCATTACCTTTTCCATTGCTTTATCTTGAAGCATCTTCTGATTGTCTTCGTTAGTTATCCAAAAATAACCAAAAACTCCACCACCAGTGATAGCTGCTACAAGGAGGAACGATACTACACTGATGATGTTCAGAATTTTTTGCATGGTAAAAGAAGCTATTTTAAAAGCTATTACTCATACAACTCTAATCCTTTTCATGGGTTTAGTCGCTTTGCTGCCGTTGCATTTGTTACTTCAGCAGCAAGTTCAATTAAATACCATTAAGACCAAGGCTTACCAACAGCAGTTGTTGGAGTAGCAAG